CAAACTCTTCGTGAACAAGCTGTAGAGGGCTCTAAGTAGTGGGTAAAGGATTCCAAGAATATGTAGAGCTTCGTCCTGAGCTCCGTGAGGCTACCGACTGGCGTATGTACAGTGGGCATGATGCCATTGCTGAGGATGTTGATAAGCTTAAAGAGCAGTACCCGGAAGGGTTCGATTACATGCTCGATCAGAATACGCAAGCTCAGACAGAATTATTGGATCGCCTACAATTCGATAATGAAGACGTTGTAGGTTCTACTCCAGAGCCTTTGAAAGAGTTAGATAGCTATCTGTTAGATCGAGCTCCGTACTCTGTAGGCGTAGCGCTGGGTGACGAGAACTCTTATACCATCGGCAATGATCCTGCCGTAGGTGTGGTTACTCCAAACACTCTCTTTGGTACGCCTAAGATGGGGCGCTTAGCTGGGGAGTTCCGTAGCGATAGAGGTCGTGTTGATACGGCTATGCATGAGACCGGGCACTATCACGGTCTGATGGCAGACAACCCAACAGAAGTGTGGGGTGAGTTTGCAGATATGGCGTTCGATAAAGACAATACCTATGAAGCTGCTACGACTGGCCTAGATCTGTATCGCTCTCTGTCCCGTAAGGATGACCTCTCTATGGAGCAGGCTATCCGTTACCTAGCTGCACAGGGCGTTAATCTATACGACCCTAAAGAGGTTGAAGGCCTCAAGAATAACATCATCCGTGGTGTTGAGCGTATCTACAACAAGAGCAACGGAGCCATTGAATTCAATGATGAAAAGAAGGCTGCTCTAACCGAAGACCTTAATCTTCAGTTCGAGAAGATTCCGGATGCTCTCTACTACGTTCAGTATGAATCTGATGCTCGTTCTGCTCGTATAGATAACCTGACGAAGCATCACCTGCAGAATCTAGCCAATGGCACTTCACTAGACCGTGGCAATGGTGACGTATCTACGATCTTCACTTCCCAGTTTGAGCAGGACGGTAATACATACATCATTCCTACGATCTGGGACGGTAAGGAATTAGATTTTGAAGAGGCTAAGAAGAGAGCCTTTGATGAAGGTGTCTTTGAGGTGTTTGACTCTCGTGAAGCAGCAGATGCCTTTGACTACATGATTCATAATGAGAACCCAGTGTTCCAACAAGAGTTTGGTGGGCGGATGGAGATCATCGATCCTGACAGAGCCCAACAGTATTTAGATAAATATGATATTCGACGTAAGCCTATGGGCTTCGCAAAAGGAGGCACTCCCATGCCGTGTGGTGATCCCATGAGCCTTATGTTCCCAGAAACCTTTGAAGTAAGTGTCGGTACCGATCCTATCTCCGGTAACGACGTACCTCCGGGCAGTTCGCCGGAAAATGTACGTGACGATATCCCTGCTGTGATTAGTTCAGGTGAGTACGTAGTTCCGGCGGATGTAGTCCGTTATCACGGTCTGAAGACCTTCATGCAGCTTCGTGATGAGGCCAAGATGGGCCTGATGGCTATGCATATGGAAGGCCAGATCCAGACTATTGATGAAGAAGATTTAGAAGAAGAAGAAATGCCTGAAGATGAAGAGTCTGAAGGTGAAGCACACGAAACCGCTGAAGGTAACGAAGTTGAAGCGGCTGAGCACGAGATTGAAGTTGAGACGATGGACGTCGAAGACGATGAGGAAGAAGACGAAGATGTCTACGCCTCAGATCCGGGCCAGTTCGCATACAAGCCGTCTGTACGCTTTGCCGTAATGAAAAAATAAGACGGCCGCTCTATTTGCGGCACGGGCTACCCGCAGAACCACCGGTCTATCCGGTCTACTTTTCGGCCCCCAAGGAGTTAATCTATGGCTAAGTATCAAGGCGCGTACCGCGAGGACGTGTATAAGGAAGAATTGCCTGCACAACAGCAGGATATGGAACCTGAAGAGCTGGAAACCGGTGATCCGGAAGAAGGTACCTTCAAGAAGCGCTACGGTGACCTGCGTCGTCACATGCAGCAGATGATGCAGCAGAAAGAGTCTGAGATGGCTAAGATGCGTGATCAGCTCGATAGTGCAACCCGTCAGCAGATCCGTTTCCCGAAGACAGATGCAGAAGTAGCAGAATGGGCTAAGAAGTACCCAGACGTTGCTAAGATCGTAGACACCATTGCTCAGAAGCGTGTTCAAGAAGCTCTAGCAATCGGTGAGAAGAAGCTGGCTGGTATCCAGAAGCTGGAGCAGAAGATTGAGCGTGAGAAGGCAGAAGCTGACCTACGCCGCATGCACCCAGACTTCGATGAGATCCGTTCTGACGCTAAGTTCCATCAGTGGGTATCTGAGCAGCCTCAGTGGGTGCAGGACTCCCTCTACAAGAACAATACGGATGCTCGTGCAGCAGCCCGTGCTATCGACCTCTACAAGGCAGATGTCGGTATGAAGAAAAAGCGTTCTGGCTCTAGCGCAGATGCCGCTAAGACTGTCGGACGTGGTTCCGGTGCCTCTGTCAGCAATGGCAAAGCCCGCTTCAAGGAAAGCCAAGTGGCTAAGATGAATGCAGCAGAATTCGAGAGGAATGAGGCTGCTATTACGGAAGCAATGCGGAACGGCCTATTCGAGTACGATTTAAGCGGCAAAGCTGCATAAATCCACTTGTAATAGCATTAGTTAAAGTGATATAATGTCACCAACTAATGCCTTAAGGGGGGAGGGAATTCTTTCTCCCCCCGTTTCCTCAGAAATTTATTTAGGTGCCCCTTTTTTAGGCAACCACCCATCATAATTCCTGAGTCCACCGTGTGGTTATTCTGACCACATATAACGAACAACAAGCAGCGGACTACCCAACCGTGACCGGCCCATCTTCGGATGTCACCCGGACAATGATGTTGGCCTCTTGAAGCAAGTGTTCGTTTTGAACCCCTAAGCAGCTCTCGCTGTTTTCGATGCCAAAACGACCTTAACAGGAGGAATATACAATGGCATTTTCAGTCGCTTCAGGTTATACCAACCTGCCTAACGGGAACTTCTCTCCCGTCATTTATAGCCAGAAGGTTCAAAAGGCCTTCCGTAAGTCTTCAGTAGTTGAAGACATCACCAACACCGATTACTTTGGTGAGATCGCTAACTTCGGTGACAGCGTTCGCATCATCAAAGAACCGGAAATCACTGTAAATTCTTATGCTCGTGGCACCACTGTCACTGCACAGGATTTGAGTGATGCTGACTTCAGCCTCGTTGTCGATCAGGCGAACTACTTCATGTTCAAGATCGATGATATCGAAGCTGCACACAGCCACGTTAACTTCATGGATCTGGCAACGGATCGTGCTGCTTACCGTCTGCGTGATACCTTCGACGGCGAAGTACTCGGCTACCTCGCTGGCTGGGAGCTGGATGCGTCTGGTGACTGGGTACGCCGCTCTGCGGTTAACGGCACCAAGGCAGACTCTACTGCTGGTAGCGACGAACTGCTCGCTGCTAACAAGCTGGACATCACCGACTTCGGTGGTTCTGACTTGGGTGTAGCTGGTGAAGTAACCTCTATCCCGGTTGCTGCTGGTGGTGGTGCTTCTGGTGTCACCTCTCCGCTTGCTATCCTGAACCGTATTGCACGTCAGATGGATCAGGCAAACGTTGATACCGATGGTCGCTGGTTCGTAGCTGATCCTGTGTTCTATGAAATCCTGATGGATGAAAACAGCAAGTTCGTTAACAACGACTACGCTGGTGGTCAGGATGCAGGTGATATTCTGCGTAACGGTCGTGTAAGCTCTGGTACCATCCGTGGTTTCCGTGTCTACAAGTCCAACAACCTGCCGTTCGTTGGTACTGGCGCTGGTACTTCTTTGGGTACCGGTTCTGAAACCAACTTCGGTGTACTGGTTGCTGGTCACGACAGCGCAGTAGCTACCGCACAACAGCTCAGCAAGACTGAGTCATACCGCGATACCAACAGCTTTGCTGATATCGTACGTGGTATGCAGCTCTACGGCCGCAAGATCCTGCGTCCGGAAGCTCTGTTCACTGCGAACTACAACCTCGCCTAAGTGAGCTAGTGGTGGTGGCCCCCCGCAAGGGGGGTCGCCTTTTCCACGTTTGTAAGAGATTGTTCTAATGCCATCCACGTTTATCGATCTTACCAATCAGCTATTGCGCCGCCTCAATGAGGTAGAGATTTCGCAGGCAGATTTTCCAAGTGTTCGTGGCGTTCAGGCACTAGCTAAGGATGCCATTAAGGCTTCTGTCGCTAAGATCAATCAGGCTGAATATGAGTGGCCGTTCAATGCATCGGAGCATACTCAGGTTTTAGCCATAGGACAGGAAGAGTATTCTTGGCCTGTCTATTTTAAGGTTTCCGATTGGAACTCTTTCCAGATTCAAGCGAACTCCGGTCTCGGTGTTGGCTATCAAACATTAAAATATATGGATCGTGACGAATGGTATGCTAACCATCGTGACGATGACATGGATGCAGGTGCTGTTGGACGTGGTGTACCTGAGTACGTCTTCCCAACGCACGGCAATGGCTATGGTGTAACTCCGTCTCCAGACGCAGCCTACACGGTCAAGTTTCGCTACTACATGAACCACACGGATCTGGCAGCTTATGATGATCAGACCCGCATCCCCGCTACGTATGACAATGTGATCATCAACGGTGCGTTGTATCACTTCTATATGTTCAGGGACAACGTAGAAGCGGCAGGAGTCACTGCACAGATCTTCCAGCAGGGTCTCAAGGAAATGCAGAGCATCCTCATCAATAAGTACGAGTATCTCACAGACACTCGCATTATTCGGAAGGTTAGAGCGGGTGCCTGATGCCTGATCGCATTCAATCGTTTAAGGTAGTATGTGGCGGAGGACTTGATTCAACTGAGAACCATCTAGATATCTCAGAGAACAAGCCGGGATGTGCCACACGCCTCGTTAACTATGAAGTCAGCCTCTACGGGGGCTATCGTCGTATTGAGGGCTTTCAGCCGTACGATGAGAACTATGCAGAAGTAGACCCAGACAACTGTCAGGGTAAGGTGCTTGCAGTAGCGATCTATAAGGATCGAACAGCCCATGAGACTGTTATCATTGCAGCACGTAAGATTAAGGCTTTCTACTTCACTGCTACTTCCGGTCAGACCGTCTTCACAGGTTCGGACAATAATGCCCGAACTTTAGAGATTAATAATACTGCAGCTCGCATCTCAGTAACCCAGAACGGTAATCCTCTCTACGCTAGCGGATATACTGTGCCAGATTCTGCTACGTTCCAGCTCAATGTTGGAGCAACTGCAGGGGATGAGATTGTAGTCGATGTGAATGAGTATGCGATCTATCGTCATACTCCCACTGGCTGGTCTCGTTACACACTAGATCACGGAGCCTACCGCTCTACTACAGACGGCTTTGGTACTGAGGTACACAAGTTACGCCACATCGAGTTTAACTTCGGTGCAGGCACTCAGATGGTATTTGTGGATGGTGTGAATCCAGCCCTGCTATTTGATGGCTCTCACTGGGATGAGCTACTCTCTACCGGTGACGGCTCTCATGAACAGAGTGGCTCTCATGCCCCGGGTGGAGAGAACTGCCTAGATGCTCCTGCCATCGTGCAGGTGTTTGAGAACCACCTCCTATTGGGTGGTGATAACTCTCTTGCATCAACTGTAGCGTATTCTGCCCCTAACGATCCTTATAACTTCGTTACTGCAGATGGCTCAGGGCAGTTGTCTATCGGCTTTGATGTCGTACAGTTTAAGCCCTTCCGTGATGACTTCTTCGTATTCGGTAACAATGCGATTAAGAAGGTTGCCCCAGACGTTACCTACGGTTTCGTTATTGATAACGTAACAGCAAACGTAGGCTGTATCGCTCGTGATAGCGTACTTGAAATTGGTGGTGACCTCGTATTCCTAGCCCCTGATGGCCTTCGCCCTGTGGCAGGTACTAGCCGCATTGGTGACGTTGAGCTTGAGACGATCTCTAAAGACGTACAACAGCTCCTCACCAGCCTACCGCAGGACTACGATCTAGATACCCTGAACGGTGTTGTTATCCGTTCTAAGTCCCAGCTCCGCTTCTTTATCGGAGATGACTCTGTAAGTACTACTGACAGCTTCGGATTGATTGGTGGCTTACGTAGTGCAGACCAACGACTAGGCTGGGAGTTTGGTGAGCTTGTCGGTATCCGTGCAAGCTGCTGTGTATCTGAATATATTAACCGTGAGGAGATTGTCCTGCACGGTGACTATGACGGTTGTGTCTATCGCCAAGAGCGGGGCACTAACTTCAACGGAAATGATATTTTGGCAATCTATGCCACCCCGTATTACGACTTCGGTGATACGGAAGTCCGTAAGACTATGCGTAAGGTGAATACCTTTATCCGAGCAGAAGGCCCTTTGACCATGAATATGTCAATGACCTTCGACTGGGATGATCCGAATACAGTACGCCCTTCTTCTTACACTGCTGCCTCTCGTGGCGCACCGGTACGATACAAGGGACGTAACATTAACTACGCAGGTACGGACATTAACTACGGCGGTAATGAGAAACCAATCATTACTACGTCCGTACAGGGTTCTGGGTTCTCTGCCCAGCTTACGTACGTGACCTTGGGAGACTTTAATCCGTACTCCATCCAAGGGATCGTCTTTGAATTCTCGATTGCAGGAAGACGCTAAATGGCAGGTTACACTCGTCAATCAGTCGCTGACATTGTTAATGGTGCCAACATCACGGCTCCTCCGATCAATGCTGAACTTAACCAATTGGCGGCAGCTTTTGATGCTTCTACTGGTCACAGCCACGATGGATCAAGCGGTAACTCCCCTAAGATTAATCTAGGTACCTCTGTATCTGGATACTTGCTGCCAGCTAACGGCGGTAGCGGTGGCCTCAACAACGTAACAGCTACCTCTGTTCCTACAACTAGTGACGACGCTTCGGCCGGCTACGCACCGGGATCTATCTGGATCAACGGTACTACCGGCCGTTTGTACGTCTGCGTTGCTAATACTTTAAGCAATGCCTTCTGGGTGGAAGCGCTGGGCGTTACTCCGTCCAATGACGTTATCCCATCCGCCAATAACCTTGTAGACCTCGGTACCAGCACGTACCAGTTCAAGGACATCTACATTGATGGCACTGGCTACATTGATGCCGTAAGCGGTGATACTCTTACCCTGACCAGCAACGCCTCTGTCGGTGGTAATCTTACCCTGACTGGTAATGCGGTTATCTCAGGTAATGTCACTACTACTGGTACCGGTTACTTTGGTGGTAACCTGACTACGAATTCTAACGCTACTGTTGTAGGCACTGCCTACCTGAACGGTGACGTTATCCTTGGTAATGCTGCTACGGACAATGTAACCTTCTATGGTCGAGTCAATACAAGCGTTCTTCCTATCACTGATGCAACCTATAATCTGGGTGCTGCAGCTAATCGTTGGGCTAATCTTTATCTCAGCGGTACTGGTACTATTCCTGTTCTTAGCACTACTACAGGTACTATCGGTACCCTTACGTCTACTACGGCAACGATTGGTACCCTAGGAGTCACTGGTAACCAGACTGTAGGCGGTAACCAAAGTGTTACTGGTACGAGCTCAGTCACTAGCCATCAGACGGTAGGCGGCAACCTTACTGTAACGGGTGGCACTACACTCAACGGCAATACTACTGTAGGCAACGCTACAAGCGATACTGTCACAGTAAATGCTGAAGTAGCCTCTAACCTGACGCCTAGTACTGACGACGTACGTGATCTGGGTAGCTCTACTAAGCAGTGGCGTAATCTCTATATCGATGGCACTGCAAACATTGATAACCTAGCTGCGGATGTAGCTACTCTAGGTAATGCTACTGTCACTGGCTCAGCCTCACTAGGCTCTGCCGTAGACATCAATGGCGGTACCATCGACGGTACTCCGATTGGCTCTAACAGTACCTCCAGTGGTGCCTTCACTACTGTGTCTGCTTCTAGCGGCTTCACAGGTAACGTAACAGGCAATGTCACTGGTGACGTAACCGGTAATCTGACAGGCAACGTAACGGGCAATGTAACCGGTAATATCACAGGTAATATCGTAGGTAACGTAACCGGTAACGTAACTGCCTCCTCGGGTACTTCTACGTTCAATGATGTCACTATTAATGGCACATTGAATATGGATGCAGGTACTACTGCTACCATTACTAACCTGACTAATCCTACTAATGCTCAGGATGCTGCCACTAAGAGCTATGTAGACACCAGCATTACCAACCTGATTGGTGGTGCTCCTACTGCCCTCGATACTCTGAATGAGCTGGCTGCTGCATTGAATGACGATGCAAACGCCTACACGACCTTAGACAATAAGATCAACACTAAGGTCAGCAAGGCTGGTGATACTATGACCGGTACCCTGAGTATGGGTGCTAACAAGGTTACCAGTACTGCAACTCCTTCTGCTACCAGTGATCTGACCAATAAGAGCTACGTAGATACTCAGAGAGATACTCGTGTAGCCAAGTCCGGTGACACCATGTCTGGTG